CTTTGACAAGCACTTCAGCCTTTCGAGACCTTGTTGCATCAACTGCCTCACCGAGGTGAGGGTGGTTTTTGAACATGGTCTTTACGAGCTGATTCGAAACACGGTCCGATGCTTCACTCAAGTCGAGTGTAGCTAGATCCCCGTAAAGGGAACCTAGGCGAGCAAGTTCCTGATTAGGAACATTGCTCTTCCATTGGATAAAGTGACGAGCGTTGTCATCTCGCTCGATCGCTTTCTCGAATGCTTCCAATATCCCCTGCTGCGTGTATTGCATCGCAGTGGGTTCAATTGCAATTATTCGGGGTGTTTTGAGCGTCTTAGGAACAAGAACAACCCTTACGGGTCGTTCTTTTCCGGGTTCGAGCCAGTTAATACGGTCAAGGTTAGAGATGTATTTCCAATGCGGGAGTAAAAACTCACCCGCTGGGAACACTTTCTCAAGCCTCTCCGTCCACTCGGTCTGATTGTACTTTTGGTTACCCTTAAGTCGATCAGCGGTGGAACCGGGTCCGTGCTTAGGGAGAATCTCGAATTTCGCAATGGAATTATCCACTGACGAAAAGAGATCAGCCCATAGCAAGCGAGAGATTCGATGGAAATCTTCCATTTCAGAAGATCCCCTCGAAGCGTCCGCTTCCTTAACTGACTGCTCACACTTGAGATATCCGTCAATTGCTGCTTCCTTCCTTGTATCACTACAGGGAAGAAGGATCTTCCCGAACATCAGCGTAAGCTGACGTATCGAGTAGATAGCATCAACCGACGGGTTATCAAGTAAGAGACCTGTACCACGGTCGAAAACAAGATCGAAGAAACCTCCGAGGAATCGGGGGAGACTACCAGTAAAGGAAAATCCTTGAAACTGGTTGCGATCTACACGTCCTTCTACTAGACTTTTTTGGAAGTCTGTGCAGAAGTTCGGTAGGGTGATCGTTAGAAACGATTCACCTTCATTTTCGACTCGAGCCTGGACCGTTTTATAGTCCAAGCTGGTGCTAGTGCAACACCAGGTCGCGAGTTCACTTGCGACCTCCTGCCAGAGTAACATAAGGCTTTTCAAGCCGGCTCCTAATATGAGTTCGAGCTTCCATAGCCATGTGTTGCTAACCCTAATGGATCAGTCCTGCAAAGATTAACACGATAACGAAAAGAACGGCTTCAAACAGCAGCAAATAAAACTGCTGTCTGTAGTGATCGTTCTCCATTATCGTATTAGTTTTCACCACCCAGAAGCTGGGTGATCTTTGCACCGGAGGAAGCAGTCAGTGCGGCAAGAAAGCCGTCAACATACTGCTTGAGCTCTGTATTCGTGAAGCCGGCCACAGGAGCGTCAACCACCAGATAAACACTGGTGGACAATTTGACGTTCTGGGTCGGCAGCAGCGGATCAGCAGCAACCTTCGAACTGTCGAGGCGGATCGTCCGTCGAGTGCGCTTGCCATAGGCATGCGCGACGGACAGTCGCGAATTTCCGTCTGCCGACGTAAAGACACCGGAGTTTACTCCGGAGCTTGTACGCGGCATGGAAATTGCGACCGCATTGACAGTAACGGACTGGGGATCAGCGTAAGACATGGCATTACTCTTTTCGGTTGGATGAGTCGAGCCACTGTAGTGGCTCATTGACACAGTCCGACCCTCTTTGTAAGAGGATGTAGACTGTCAGCATCTTGGTTAAAGATGCCTAGGACCCCTGGAAATACCAAGGGCCCCTAGAATGGCAGACTGCCGCCCGGTC